CTCACAAATGGCAGAAGCAATAAATGAAGTAGAGACAGACAAAGCCGTTACATTTAGTATGACCATGAGAGAGTCCGCTAGATTTATTGAAGCCATTTCAGCAATGGGAACTTCCCCAAATCAAGCAATCGCATTCATGGGTGGTGGCGGCGGAGGCGGAGGCGGAGGACCTACGATTGTAAATGTTCAGAGCGAGATCAAGGGGGATATGAGAAAACTTTTCGATATCATTGATTCTCGAATAGAGCAAAAAGTGAATCAATGATAAATTTAAGTAAATTACTACTTACTTGTGAGGAGGCTTTGGGCAATGCCGTTATGGACTAGAAAACCAGATGCTACTGATGGGTACGCTACACAAGGTAAAGCGCTTATATTTAAGCATGTGCCCACAGGCAAAGAAGTCGCTTTCAAGGCTTTCCTAACTGAATACTCGGAATCATTTCAGACACAGTGGAACACCACTGAAGTCTATGGTCGTAACGACGCGATTCAAACCTTCAGGGGCACTCAAAGGTCAATAAGTTTGGGATTTACGCTTCCCGCTGGTGATGTAGCTGAGTCTTACTTAAATTTGGATAAATGTTCTCTGCTTGCAAGAATGCTCTATCCGTCTTATGAATCGGAAGGCGGGGCAACATCGATTGCCAAAGCTCCGTTAATAAGACTAAAATTTTTAAACTTAATCACAAAGGGATTTGCATTAGGGTCCGTATCTGAAACGGGTCTATTGGGGACTGTTAAAGGGTTTACTTTTTCACCTGATATTGATGCAGGATTCATTGACTGGTCAAACGACCTTAATCCCGGTGGACTAGCGCCTAAAGTTATAAAGGTGTCTTGTGAATTTACTGTACTGCACGAAGAAGAGCTTGGCTGGAATTTAGAAAATGACTGGCGAGGCGACAAAAGCGAAGGCAGTAGCGTCTTTCCTTTCGCTTCGGCACCTACTTACCAAGGTGTACTTGCTGCCACAGCCGAAGTGTACAATGATTTTTACGAATACGACGATCCAGACGCAGCCGCAGACGCTGACGAGGTTATATAATGGGAATAAGATATGACAGTAGACCAAAAAGAACCAATTCGGATTCACTATATGATAACCACTTTGATAAAAAAGGTGTAAAGCAAATTAGGCAATATAGGACTCCAGTTTTTAAAGAACTTACTACGGAGATGAGGCGTCAACTAACAAGAAAAAAACACACTTGGAAGATTGGGGACAATTATGCCAAGTTAGCCCATCAACACTATGGAGACCCAAAATTGTGGTGGGTCATTGGCTGGTACAATAGAAAGCCTTCTGATGCACTTTTAAAAGTTGGCGATACAATAAGAATACCTCAGCCGGTTGGAAAAATATTAGAGTTTTTTGGAGTATAGCAAATGAGTGGTCCAAGTAATAGCTCCGATAACAGAAGTGGTGCTGATGCTGCTTCTACGGAAGCACCGCCAGAATTTGATGAGATGTCGGCAGAACGTCAGAAGACGGTTATGCAGGCTTTTTTATTGTACAATATTGTGCCCTTTGCAGAAAGGTCGGTAGCGTTAACACCGAAGAGGTATGTTGATGCACTCATTTCTTCGCCAGACATCCTTCCTTCATACCATAAAACAATAAAGCTGGATGGACCACCTACAGGGATTATTAATAAGCTAACGATGGTATCGGGATCTACTGATTTTATCGAAATGAAGCCACATGAAATTTCTAATCTTGTGCCCATGATGAGGCTTTATAAAGTTTTATATGATGAAGACGGCACCGCAGGTCAGCAGGTTGAGTTTCAATTCCCGACTCGGATGGATAAAACGCCCGGTCCGAGCGTGGTGCCGGGCGTTCCCCTGCCCGGCGAAAACTTTATTGTTGGACCTGATGTTAGTATGCTGCAAGATACAACTAACACCGGAGTTGGTATAAAATCATTTGACTACCAATTTATAGGCTCAAACCCGGCAACAGTTAGAAATGATGTTAAAGCAAAGCTTGTTTTGTACTTTCAGAGTTTCGCTGAGCTATTAAGGGTAAGATATGCGGATGATGGGTTTCCTTATGCTTATATTGATCTTTTTTCTCGTTCTAGGAAGTTAAAAGCAGGTGAAACAGGCGACCTGAGACCTGTAGCCGACTCAACAAAGACCGTAGTCAATCCCGAACACTTGGGATTTACGCCAGAAGAGCTTGCGAACTGCGACATAGAGAATTATCCACGCAAAAGAAGTTCGTATGACCCAATTGATTTTGAAATGAAAATGGCTATTGGGTGGGCAGACCCAACAACTACCGCAGACACAATAGAAAGCGATGTCGCTAGAGAGGTCGGAAAGAATGCAAATTACGCCCTTTTTCTAACTCTTGTTGATCACAATTTTGAATTTGAAGATGACGGAACATTTACACTAACTTTAAATTATCGTGCGAGGACTGGAGCTACGCTGGCGGACAACGGAGCAGATGTTCTTAATTTGGAAGACCCATATGGGTATGTTGGGGATCTATTCGATACAGGTGGCAACTTTATGGAGGCTTTTATTAAGTTTTACAACCCTTTTAAATCGGGAGGGCTCGGGTTCTCACAAATGAGTTTCGGCAGCACCCCTGACCAAGTAGCAGAATCTTTTAGATATTATCTCTATGTAGCAGATGCTTGTTGCAATGAGGAAGCAAAAAAAGTTGCTCAAGAAGGTCTACAGTCCTTTTACGACTATATGAGAACGGTAAAATATAAGAAGCCTGTTGAAGATTTGATCAGGGCGAATGCGCTACATACCGTCTCGGTTGATGGCGAGATGTTTAAAAATTTTGTGTCTAAAAAGCCTCAAGCAAATAGGGGGCAAATAACATCTCAACAGCTTACGCAAGATACGCCAATAAGCGTGGAACAGTTCCAAGAAGTCATGGACAATCAAGGTATTGAAGAAATTCTTAAACAAGCCCACGGTGGAAATATTCCAGATGCATGGAAATCAAATGACGCGATGAATAAGCAAATAGAGATAGGAGACGCCGAAGTAATAAATATAAAGTATATGTACTTGGGAGACATCGTAGACTGGGCAACAAGAACTGCGTTGATGGGTCTTTATCTTCCGACTGAGGACGCAAGAATATCATTTGAAGAAAGTAAGAAAACAAAAGTCTTACTTGGCAATGTTGACATTGCAAGCCCTATCGCCGGAGAACCAGATAAGAGAATTAATGTAGCAGACATCCCCGTTTCTTTAGAGACCTTTAGGCTTTTCTGGCATAAAAAGGTAATCGAACAGAGAAGAAATACCTATCCTTTGATGAATTTTTTAAGAGATTTGATAAAGTTTACCGTTCATAACGTTATCAACAATCCTTGGGTAGAGAATGATGATCAGAAGCCTCAACGCCTTATTTTAAGGTCCGCTCTTATAAGTTTGCCAGCCATGAGCGACGGTACGGACCCGCTTGAGCACTGGATGTCCAATAACGAGGTTTTGTCTACAACCACAGCAAACACATCAACCGTCAGATATGGGGATGCCGTTTATGACACAACATATCTTAGAAATCGAACAGTTGATCTTGCAGCAGTAACTGAAAATGATCCCTTATCCTTTAGAAAATCAAATATTAATGCTATGGAATTATATAATTATGTTGTTTTATATTTAGAAAATGGCACCCTTTCTTACATGAACAAGAGCAGTATACCAGAGGGCATGACAAGAAAAGAGTATGATAAATCGATTGGGATACATCATTTTGGCTTTGGCGAAGATCGCGGTATTCTTAAGACAGCTAAATTTTCCAAAACAGATCAGCCTTACTTAAGAGAAGCAAGATACCAATCACACAGAGGCTTTAGCCCTTTCGATCAATTATCTAGTGTTTACGATGTTGAAGTTACGACCTTTGGAGCACCATTCTATTATCCCGGTCAGTACATCTGGATTGAGCCTAGAGGGTTAGGTTATTCAGATGATGTCGATTATCGAGTTGGTTCGCCTGATGTTGGAAGAAATATTGATGGAAGCCCCGGCTCAATAGCTTATGAAATGGGTCTTGGCGGCTATCATATCATAACTGAAGTTGGAGGCTATCTAGAGGATGGCAAATATGAAACCCAGATAAAATGCCGTTACGATAACAGTGGGGCAGACCGTGGAGAAAGGCTTGGGCGTGGCTCGCAAGAAGACGGTGATAAATGCCCCACTGAAGAGCCAACAGGGATCATGGGCGGCTTGTTTGGATAGGGGGATGAGATATGACTAGAAAATTTGATGCAAAGAATACTACTAGATCTGCTTCTGATATTTTTTATAAAAGAGTAGCTTACAAATTTTATTCGTTTAAGGACCCCAGTGGCAACACTCCTAACGGTAAAATGGTTAAAGATTTTTGGGAATTTGAGAATCTATTATATGGAAGAATTGACACTGACCAAAGTGTTATCATACCAAACAGAGGTCTTCTAAAAAGGCTCCCTTCAAAATCAGGAAAAACTTTTTATGCTTTTGATTTCGTTGTTGATGCTTTTTCTAACTTAGCCAAGGTAGCCCAAATGAGAGTGCAGGACGGGGCTCTCCCTCTTAAAAACTTGGATGGCTCTGAAGAGCCGTATATTGGACCTTACGAAGTAGAAAGGGGATACAACGACGTACATTCGGATTATGCCAAGTATGTTGAAAAGATATTTGACGTTTTTTATAACTCCTACCTCATTGATGGTAGACTGATCGATGAAATTCATAACTTCGATGATTTTGTAAAAGTTTTCATGGAATTTGTTCGTGTTAGCTTATCTTCCAATGTTCCGTTTTGTAGGTCGACCTATTCTTTGTCAAAAATGAGTTCCGCGTTAAACACAGGACTCGTAATCGAGATAGCAAATTTAAAACACGGAGATGATGAAGATAAGCAGCAGTTTTTTCTAGACAACAGAAGACTTGAATTTCATAAAAATTTAGCAGCAGAATACGGCTTCTTTGTCGATAAGAACGCGCCTTGGAGATTTGTTGCCAACATAGAGTCATCCCAGATGAAGGAGTACATTAAAAATAGGTATCCCGAATACACAGACTTAAATAGTTTTTTTGAACAATACTACGAGAAGGCAGTTTATAGTGATGTCACAGCTTTAAGAGTTTTGTTAACCAAGCTATACAACCAGACTGTCATAAAGAAACCAATTTCTAAGATTCCCTATCAAAAAAACGGGTGTATACGCTACAAGATAATCCAAAGAGAGAGGCTAAGAAGTGACCACATGGAGAAATATGGAGATGTTTATTGGATCGAAAAGTATATCAAGCTTAAAAATATTGAAAGTAGCCTAAACTTCAGCGAGGCAGAGGAAGAAAAGATTATAAATTATAGCCTTGATCTCTTAAAGGGGGTTGACTTTGATAAAGCAATGGGTTATATTGATTATAAGTTCAGAGGATTGGTAGCAGTGCCAACCTCTTATCAATTTAATGAATTGGTGAGTGTCTTAACATCAGACAGAAAATACACATCGAAAGAAGTGGAAAATATCATCAATGTTGTAGGTCGATCAGAAAACACTAAACTCTATTAAGCGGAGATCGCGTGCTATTTCAAACTCTAGATAACAAGCAAGAGTGTGCAGGGATTTATCATGATGGAACATTACTATTTGGCGAAGACGGAATACGCAAGATTAAGGATGGAAAATTCACTTGGTCATACTCCCCTAACTTGGAAGGACTCGGCGCTGAGTATGCTTATCTTTATTGTGGGGCTGGGCTTGACGTGGTTTGCCCTGAACATCTCCGCGCCGACTGGCAATTTGTAAACTCTAAGCTTCAAGCTTTTGTGAGATCTTTTATCGAAGCCAAAGTATCCTTGGATGATAATTGTTTTTTTGATTTAGTGCCGGAGTCTTTTCTTAAAGATTATTGTTTTATGAAGGATCAGATTTGTAAGTTTGTGTTTGAAAACTACGATAAGCCTGATAACTATGATCACCTCTTGGTGACCACTAAGTTGCTCCACAAGTTAGCTTTTCAAAAGTTAAATTTGAACTGGTCAAATATGCGAAGTCAAATGCACCGACAATCAGTTCGTAAACAAATAAAAAAACTTAAAGAGGTTTCTCCATATTGCAAATACAATTTGTTTGGAACGAAGACAGGTAGGCTTACAACAAAAAAGAACAGCTTTCCTATTCTAACCCTAGCCAAAGAGATGCGCCCAGTTATCCAGCCCGAAAGAGACTTTTTCGTCAGTTTTGACTTTAATGGTGCAGAATTGAGAACATTGCTTGCTTTGGGGGGGTCTGAGCAGCCCCTAGAGGACATTCATGAGTGGAACAGGGTGAACGTGTACCGCGAAACAGGAAGTCGAGAAGAGGCTAAAAAGCGTCTTTTTTCTTGGCTTTATAATCCCGGTTCAAAGGACCAAATGGCGAACAAATTCTATGACCGAGATAGTTTAGTCAAAAAACACTGGGACGGCACACATGTGAGCACTCCGTATGGACGCTTGATCGAGGTCGATAAAAGAAAAGCCTTAAATTACCTGATTCAAAGTACAACGTCTGATATGGTGCTGGAGCAAGCTGTGAAACTAGATTGTTTTTTGGAAGATTACAAATCTCGAATCGCTTTCATCATTCACGATGAAGTTGTTTTGGACATAGACGAAGAGGAAGCACACCTGTTGCCACAAATGAAGCAAATATTCGCAGACACTAGATTTGGAACTTACATAGTTGGCTCGAAAGAAGGTTCCGATTACGGCGTTGCAGCCTAATTATAGACGGGAGAAAATATAATGAAATACACGCAAGCATGGAAAAACTTTCTTAATGAGGGAGGCATAAAGTCTACCAAAACAGACGCTCGACTGACGCCAAAATTGGTCATTCAGGCTATAGACGTATATAAGAGGGTTTTAGCAGACTTTAATCAGTGGCTAGAGAGAGAAAACCAATTAAAAGTAAGACCGGTGCGACCAGTTGGGTCAGTCTCCTACGCTCAGCGTGATTTGCAAGACGGAACAGATATTATTTATGGGGATGTAGATTACTTGGTTGAATTTCCTGCTCCACCGCCTGACGGCAAAGAATACACAGAAGCTAGGAAAGATGAAAACGCGATGAAGCGTAAATACCGCAAGCTTTTTGTATCATTTTTAAATTCTGATATGGCTACTCCAGAAGTAGATATTTATGAGACTATGGCAGAAAACTCTGATCCTTTTATGGTCATTTTAGAGGCTCATCCGGGCTTATTGGTTCAGGTTGATACGATTATGACTTTTCCTGATTATGCTGACTGGATCTCAACCCGATATACCCCAGAGCGCGGAATCAAAGGGTATACAATTGGAAAACTCTACAAAGCCTTGGGAGATATCTTCCCAGTAACAATTGGCACAGAAGGAGTTGTAGCACGGACAAGAGACGGTCAGTTAGTGACCGGAAGGGTGCGCAAAGGCGTCGAACTAGAGATCATCAGCAAGAGTCCAAAGACCTTCTTGCAGGATATCGCAAATTATATAATCGACGGCGATGGTGCAAAAATGCATCCAGATTTACAAAAGCATGGAGGCATGACTGGAGAGATCACCCTTCGTAAGTTAGCACAGGGTATTCGGGGCTTAGCCCATACACTGGAGCTTAACAAATATATGTCTGCTTCTGATTTTCTAGCTAAAGTTTTAGAAAATTACAAAGAAGGGCTGGAAGAACACAAGACGAGGACAACAAAAAGGATAGAAAATAAAATTTCTCAGTTGCAAGATTCATCACAACGTGTTAAGTTAGAGAAGAAGATCAAAGAGATTGACGAAATTAACGCAAAGGCGCTAAAAGCGGTAACTCCAGAATTGAGGGATTGATGAACGTTGTTGGGATGGGAAAAGCGGGATGTGCTATCGCAGAAGCCCTTAGCAAGTATCCACAATATAAAACTTATAAGATAGACACGGATATAGAAGGTAAGCGATGTTTTAATTTCCCAACTTGCGAACACCCAGAAGACTATGAAGCAAGTAGTCCAAAGATGAAGACATTTTTTCGCGGTGTGAAAGGTAACGTAGTTTTTATTATATCCGGCGCGGCTAAAATTGCTGGGGCTTCTTTGGTAGTTCTGGAGCACCTAAAGCACTGTGATATTACAATTCTATATATTCAACCAAACTGTAATACCCTTGAAGACGTGAAGGTAAAAATGCACAATGTGTGCCTAGGGGTCCTTCAAGAGTACGCGAGATCAGGTGTCTTTGAGCGGTTAATTCTTATAGATAACGATGCGGTTGACAATATAATAGGGCAAGTCCCAATTATCGGATATTATGAAAAGCTCAATGAACTTATCGTGTGGGTCTTTCATATGCTCAATGTTTTAAAAAACTCTGAGCCTGTAATGGGAAAGATTAATAAAACTAAAGAAACTTCTCGCATAACAACGATTGGAACTGTAGATTTTGAAAGTGGAGAAGAAAAAATGTTTTTTTCCCTTGACAAGATGCGAGAAAAGGGTTACTTTTATCTTCTGACTAAAGAAGATCTAACTTCAGATGGTAATTTACTAAAAAAAATAACTGAGCAGGTTAAAAATTTAGAGACTGAAGACGCCAGATCCTCTTTCGCCATTTATTCTTCTGAATACGATCAGAATTTTGTTTTTTGTATGACACACACACCATATATCCAAAGGGGGTAATAATGACAGGCTATCAAGCAACATTTACAAAGAAGGACGGCTCATCGCGAGAAATTCGTTTTGTTCGTACCGACGACATGCCAGAACAATGGTTCGCTAAACATGTTAAGGGTACAGGCAAGAAGCGAGTTCTTAAAGAGGGCAACGAACTTGTTTGGGATATTGAAAACGAAGGTTTTCGAGTCTTCAATTGGGAGACAGTTCAGGGCGAAGTAAAAAAGTTTGACTTTTTACTTGACAGCACTGAGAATGCGTGATACATTGATAACAGCAGAAGGGAAGATTTGCCTTTCTGACTTTAACACTAATAGGAGAAAAAATAATGGGTATTAATCTAGATAAAATGCGAGCTAAGCTCGCTTCGTTGCAAAACAAGGGTGGTAACAACAACTTTTGGAAGCCGCAGGACGGGGAGCAGACAATTCGTATTGTGCCTACCTCTGATGGCGATCCTTTCAAAGATTATTGGTTCCACTATAATCTAGGGAAGAACAACGGCTTCCTTAGTCCGAAGAAGAACTTCGGTGAGAATGATCCTCTTGATGATTTCATCCGTAACCTCTTTAATGAGGGGACCGAAGATAGCATCAAGATGGCTAAGAACCTTATGGCGCGGCAACGCTTTTTTGCTCCCGTCTTGGTTCGCGGTGAAGAAGACAAAGGTGTCCGTATCTGGGGCTTTGGAAAGATGGCTTATCAACAGCTTCTTGAATTAGTTCTAAATCCCGATTACGGTGATATTACAGACACTGACGAAGGTACAGACCTTACTATCAAGTACGGCAAGCCTCCGGGAGCTTCCTTCCCTCAGACCACGATTACGCCACGTCGAAGGACATCTGCATTGTGTGACGAAGCAGTTGGCGGTTCAGAAAAGTGTGCGGAGCTTCTGGAAAGCATCCCAGAATTCGAGACACTATTTGAGCGCAAGACCCCTGAAGAGGTGGGAACTATGCTTGACGAGTGGCTTGAGGGCGATGCAGAAGCAGACGAC